TATTAACATAGGACAAATTAATGAAGAATCCTTTAACGATATGAATGAACTTTTATCATCAATGGGGTATGATACCAGTAAAGATATTCATCAACAATTTATTGAACGAATGGCAATGAAATACGGGGTTAAATTTGATTATCAACCTGAAGCCGATGATAAGATATACGAACTAAAAAAGAGGTTAAATATTAAATAAAAAACCCAGTCAAGAACCTTCTGTGACTGGGACAAATTGTGTCTTGGGAGCACTATTTTGTTTTGTATATTATAAAATGATATATAAGTATATTAAAAATATTCCAAAAAATAAGGACTAGTGTAGAAACACCAGTCCGAATTTAAAAACATTAATACAAACATTTCCCTTTCTAATCAATAATATGATAAAGTTTTTTTAATTCAAGGTATCTCTGTCTGGCTTCTTCTTCTGTTTTAAAGTATCCGCCGTGTATTTTTTTTCCATTAAATTGAATTTGAGCGTCATATTTTTTCCGTCTTTTATCAAAAGTATATCCTTTAGTATTTAATCTATTAAAGGTATTTTGTTGATTTGTTACAATTCTCAAATTACATATTCTATTATCAGTTCTTATCCCATTAATATGATCTATTTGTTCAAAATCAACATTTCCATATACCCAATACCAAGCATAATGGTGAGCTTTCAACATTTTATGAAATCTTGTATTTAATATAACATATCCTGATTTATCTGAAAAACCAATTTGTTCATATTTACTATTAAATACAAAACCAGAATCAGGGCTATAAACATAACCCTGACTTTTAGCCATCTCACATCTTTCTAGTCTATTCATTTATTATACTTTTTATTTAAATATTCATCCATAGTTTTAAATCTTTGGATAACATCCTTTGTCATGCCGCTCAATACAAAGTCTGACATAACATCAGTAGCCATCGAAATATCAAATAAATCTGCTTTAATTCCCCTATTGTTAAACCATCTTTCCACTAAATGACTCTGGTTCTGAAGTACAATGATTTTTTCTTTGTTGTTCATAATTTAATTTTTTGTTTTTTTTCTAAAGTTAATTCAAATAATTCTAACGATTGACAAAAACTTATTGTAAAGTTTTTTTCTTGTTCTAAATCTTTCATAAATGTGTGTTTTATATTTCAAGTATAACACCCTATAGTTGAAATGTCAAGAGTTAGGGGCAAAAAAAAGGGGAGGATAAAAATCCCCCCCGACACATTTAGAAAAATAAAAATTAAATTAACAAAAGAGTCAACCTACAATAAATATAACAAATTCCTGCAGTTACTCAACAGGTTCAACTAATAAATTGTCATCATTCAAGTTTATTGTTGTATTTGGTGCAACTACTTTAGTTGAACACGCTGCGTAGGAAGTTCTATAGTCGTTCCCTTTGGATTTTTCGTGGGCGATGCATTCAGCGAGCGTTGACTCCTCCGGTGTTGAAAACTCTTCTAATCTACTCCAATACTTATAATACTCGTTGAACGAATTAAGACAGAAGTTCATTCTATCCTTCATATTTGAAATATTAGATTTCATTTTAGAATTATTAGAACATCTTGTTAAGTATGTGCCCCTATTCTCGTTCTTCTTTGGTTTCAATACGAATATTTCCTCACCAAAGTCCGATTCTGACATCTTCTCTTCAGATTTGGATATACATATCGCAATTGATTGAGACCTCTCATATTCGTCTGAAATGGAACTTATACATCTTCCAATATATTCTTTCTTAGTTTCGTCCTTCCTTCTATTCGGTAATGGCATTGAAAATTATTTTTTTGACTTTATAGACCAGATAGTACCGATAATAGTTACGATACCACCAATTAGTTCTTCAACTAATGATTCTGAAATGTAACCCTTTGTTACAATTAATCCTCCAGCAAAGGTGAGAATGTGTCTGATAATACCTAAAGTTTTTTCCATTATAAAAGTTTTTTGAGTTTTATGTTTTCATTATGAAGTACATCAATTTTATCTTCAAGTTCTTGAATTTTATTATTCAATTGCGTTATTTCAGTTTTTAAATCATCAATGATTGATTTGTATAGTAAAATAGATTCCTGCAAATTCTTGAGAACCAAGTTATCTGTCTCCACATCACTTCGTCTTCTTGCAACAAACCAACCAAATAATCCACTAACTGCCCCTGAAACTAGTACAAGTATGTTATCCATTTTTTAATTTATTTGTTTTTATTTATATGCCACAACATAGAAATGTCGGATCTCCATATATTGGTAATCCGGTATATCCTAAATTACCCAAGTCAGAATACCTTGAACCATTATTTAAATAAACGCCACTAAAATAATTTTTTCCTAAATGTGGCTGAAGTCCGTCTCCACTAGACCAACTATATACAAGTGGATAATCACCAGAGTTATAAATTAACTCATCTAGCATCCTTTGTTCAAAGAATTGAGATCTATCATCCGCTCTCTTCTGAAGGAACTCCATATCCTTTGTTGTTACAGTTTGTTCTGAACCGACAATCCCATTATTTTTAATTCTCATAAAAATTGAAGGGAGCGCTTCAGAATAAGCCGCCCATATGAGTAGGGGTTGAACAAAATATATTAAGAAGTTGGAGTTAATTGTTGTAAGGGTATTACTTGAAACTTGGTCTAATAATTGTCTATAATATCTCCCCCCCAGTATATATTCAACGCGCGTTTGTTGTACTACAGATATAAATGGTAATAATACTGCACTAGTTACATTCGCATCTATGTCTGTAAAGTTCTTTAATTTATTCTCTGATATTAAAAGAACATTTTGTGGAGTATTTGCAGTTTGAGCCATTAGTTTATAGTTTCATTTTTAGTTTCATCAACAGCAACATCCTTATTGACATTAACTGTTTCTATTGGTGCCGCATCAGGTATTGTAACCATTCTATATTGTTCTATTTCAATCTCTGCTGGTTTCCTATCTCTAACCAATAACATCTTTTCAAATACACCTTTAATTTCTTTTTGTATTGGTTTGATAACCAAGTTCTCAAAATGGTCTTGTGCTTCCAAATGGTCGGGATTTCCCAACGATCCAGGTGTTATGATACCTAATAGTTCAGGTGAAGATATTTGATGACTGGTGAGGATTGCTTGTTGTATCATATCATTCAACTCAATCCACATACTATCACTTGAGTTATGTGGTATTGGTTCAATGGTTGGTGATTCTTCTTTGCCGTTGGAGAATGTTAAAAATAATTTACCGCTGGTGTTTGAACCAGAATATTTTGCAACCATATTATTGTATATGTCCTCCATTTCTTCAGGACTTGGTATACCTGAATTAAGACCTACAAATATTGATGGAGATAAACCATTAACAATATTGTTATAATGCCAGTTAAATACTTCTACTTGTGTTGATATTGCAGTTGCAGCACCCCAATATGTTGGAGTGGGGTAATACATATTTCCTGTAGAATGTGTTTTATAATAAAATACTTGTGAAGGTTTTTCATTTGAAGGGTCAAACGCTGGTAGTTCTCTTGGTATGAATGGATGTCTTTTTGGAAATTGCCAATCTGACGAATAATAAAACTCATGTATCCTATCGTGTAAATCAGTTTTACCAGCCCTTAGTTTAGAAAAATCCATATAATACATTTCAAACCCCATTTCTCTATCCTTTCTCCACACCACATTAACTGCAAAACCACCATATAAAATGAAGTCCAAAGAACATTTTACAAAGATATCATACACACTATCACCTAATGAGTTTGCCATTTCTAATCTCATATCCTCACCACTCTTTAATAACATTTTTTCACCTCTAACACCATACCACTTTGATGTTATTGCCGCTCTATGTGTTGGGGAGGAATTGTATAACCTAATAAGTTCTTGTGGTGCCAGATTGGCAATACCATAATAAACCCAAGGAGTTCTTGTGTTTATTATTAAATTCTCTTCAATAAGAGGTACTCTCGCTGAAGCAAAATCAAATACTCTTATATTACTTTTGTTCTCATTCATACTAATAAATATAAGTTTTAATACTAAAATCTACCCCGTCTTAACAATTTCCACCATTAACATTAAATGCTCTAGAACCACCAGGTAATCCTATCGGTACTTGATGAACACAGAAGTCATATGTTGGATCTATTGTATCATCAGGACAAACTGTAGTATTAAGAGGTAATCTGACAGATTTAAAACCAACATTCGCATCTGTATCGTCAACCCATTTTAAATATATTGCAACAGGACTACCTATAGGAACATTTGTCAAAGTTGTTAAATAGGAACATCCTGCAAAATCATCATAAGCCATTACTGCGTCAGTTGGTGTGAAGGTTATGTTATCAGATGATCTATACAACCTAACTACTAAACCAGGATAAAGACGGATATCACTATAATTTAGTACTCCATAAATATCTAATGTGGTAAATTGTGGACTTGGAGTTATTGTTGGTGTGGTTGTTACAGTTGGTGTGTTTGTATTAGTTGGTGTTATTGTTGGAGTTGGGGTTGGTGCAATTGGGAATATTAAATTAACAGGACAAGGACATCCACTCAATGTATATGATGATACTGTAAATCCTGTTACAGTTTCACCAGGCAATAATACAGGAGCCAAATCAAACTGATGTTGATGTTGTCCTGTTGATATTGTTTCTTGTCCACTATATACAGTTCCCAAACTACCGAACGCACTACCTGAAATAACATAATTACAATTTGCACTTGCCGGACTAGTATAATTGGAGTTATTCCAAAGGATTAATTTAAATTTCGTATTGTCTGAAAGTTGAACTTCCAAATATTGTGTCGTTACAGGACAAGTTATTGTCGGAGTAACTGTTGGTGTGTGTGTTGGACTTGATGTTATTGTTGGGGTATTTGTTGGACTTGATGTTATTGTTGGTGTCACACTAGCGGTAACACTTGGTGTTGGGGAAGGATTTAATTCGTCAGGTGCAAATATGAAGTTTGCGTTATCTTCATTATTTGAAATATATTCAATGTAGTTAGAATCTACTGTATTTGCTGATTGATAAATAACTAAAGCCTGTCCTGCTTCAACCTTATTATAGGCTAACTCAGGATTTAAATTACCTGAACCTGCAGTTTGTTCGTAAACTCCATATATATACAATCCTTCAAAGGGGAATGCAATCTGACCAACACCACCACCTTCAACAAACTCAAACTCATCATACCTACTCTTATGTGTGGATATATCAGTTGGAATAAAAGATACTGATTGTTTGGAGAATATATGTGTGAAACTAAATAACCATTCAGGGTTGGTTAACTCCGCATTTTGTGATACGGTAACCACCAAAGTATTT